CCGCATTGTTTGGTAATACACTATATAATTTCCCATCCTTATAACCCGATGGTACCATAGCTAAACTTGGTGTTGCCATAATTATTTCTTATTTATTATGTTAATTCTAATTTCTTGTCGATACAGTTTGGTGATTCAATAACCCCTCCATCTGCCTTAACTCGTGTCATAAATGCTTTGGTCTCATCAGAGAATCCAAATAGCATCATCATCACTCTACGCCTACTCATTACACCTCAGCGTTAAAGTAACCATCTAATGCAGTTTTTAATGCCGCAAAAGAAGCGTATACTGTTCCACTTTCATTAAATAGACTCGTGTAAGGCGCTTGTAAAAGTAATTCGTTACCTTGAAGAGTTTTTACTATTAAATAATCACCTTGCTTTTGTCTTTGAATCTCGCAGAATGCCGGGTATCTGTACTCGATACCATTCTCAATTACTAATTCTTTTGTTACTGAATCTTGGAAAATTTTAATCATCGTTATTATTATTTATTTATTAATTATTATTTACTTTATTTTTTCATTTACACACTCTACACTCTCTACAACTCCTCCATCACTCGCAACTCTAAACGGATAATCACCGCTTACTGTACTTACATTTATTTTATTAGTTGGACTGCTATAGTTTCCCTTTGTGTCAAACGCTCTTACATAAAAAGAGTAGCTATTAGAGGGATTTAAGTTTGATATATTTATACTATTAGATTGTACTGTTGCAAATAGTGAATTATTATTATATATGTAATAACCCGCTATTGGAAATGTTCCTTGTGTTGAAGCATCCCAATTTAAATCTATAGAATTTCCTCCATAAAAGTTAGAATAAACTAAATTAGATGGTGCTGATGGTAATATAAATTGTGATGGAGTTACTACGTTAAATATTGTTTCAAAAGTTGGTATATAATACGCTTGATTATCTTCTTTAGCAGTTAAAGATATATTAAAGCCATTCATATCACTTCTTAATGTTCCACTTGCTGAGTTCACAGTAACCTCTCCACCATTTCTCATTCCTATAAATCTGTACTTTCCGTTTCTATCTAATACAACTGCACTATAATCTTTATTAGCTAATTTGTAAACCTCAGAATTTTCATCAGCTTCCGGGATTGTAAAATCTAACTTTTGTGTCCACTCAATACCTCCGTTTTGAATAGATGTTGATTCTGTAAAAGCTATATTTTGTGCTTCATATAAAAAAGCATTAGTAAAAGGAAATGTTACCACCTCTTGGTCAATAGTTAAATTTAAACTTTTAGAATGTTTTACGTAAGGGAATAGATATAACTTACTTATACCACCTTGTCTGTTCTTACAAGTTTTAGATATTGCTTTAGTAATATTACAAGTTATGAATTCAGCCATTATTAGTATTTATTATATTTACTATCCTCTACATTAGACGTTCCAAAAAACCATCCACCTCTGTTAGTTATTTTCTGAGCATCTACTCCATCTTGATGCGTTTTATATTCATCAATATGGTTTTTACATATCCAATCCTCAAACCTAAGTAAATAAGTCTCTACAAACCCCGAATAAGTACCGGAAAATCTATTTAGTTCATTAGAATCCATCGGAGTTAGATTGTCGCCTTGATGAATAACAGAACCACCATTTCCAACCATATAGTTAGATATTAATGCGTAGTTAGCTACTGTTTGAAATTTAGTTATAGGCTGAACAAACTTAGTGTATAGTTCTAAATACAACCCCGTTAAGCTATCAGCTTCAGCACCCGCATAAATTACGTCATATAATTCTTGACCAAGCATTGGGAGGATAGTTGTGTTCTGAACGTCACTAATTATATAAACTATCTTATCATCATCTACATTACCTCCTATTATAGTAGTTGATTTTATTGTTGGTGGACTTACAAATAAAAATTCCATATTATTTATTATTATGTGGTTTAATACTTACATCACTATTGTTTGTAGGTGGCTTTAAACCTTTTCTACGTGCCTCTGATGTGCTTATTGTTTCAGATAAAGGAGAATTTAAATCTTGTTTCTTACCTTTTTTAAGATATATCTCTCTTTGCCATTTATGTTTACAAGTTCCGTTAGGATATTTAGCAGACATTTTACCTCCGCCTTTCCATAACCATATAGAATAAGGAGCGTTTCCGTTTCCTTTACCTTTACCAAATCCGGGATTAGTACTCGATTTCTCCATTTGAAGGATATCTTCTTTTCTGTAAAGTTTATTTGCGGTAATCATCTGCTTACAGAATCCTCTCTCGGGAGTTGAGCCTACATATCTATATCTTATCATTATCTTGTCACTATCTTGTGAACTCTTAGCGTTTGGTCTTGCAGTTCCCGTGTTAGCAAAGTTAACTAAATCTAAAACATCATCATCTGTATCATAATCAACCTCATTAAATGACATTAATCCGTATTCTTCGTTTAAATCCTCACCTAAAGCAATCAATTCATTAGCAAACTCCTCGCTCGGAGTGTTTACATCGTCTGTGCTGCACGATATACATTTATCTATGTTAGATGTTAACTCTACATCTTTAGACTCATCTACAACCTCCTCAACAACTACCTCTTCTGTTAATGGTTTAAATATTAAACTAATATTAATTCCATAATAAGTAAATACATCACTTAAAGAATCTAATATAAATTTTTGTTTAGGAGCGATAACTCTTTTTATTAATTGCTTTTCACTTTCATCAATCATATCAGCTTGAGAACTAAATCCCGTAGCTGAATCTAATCCAACTAATGAAGGAGAGATAACTCTGTGAGATGTCATTATCTGACTTTTAGCCTCTCCCGTTAAAACCTCCCATTGTTTATGTACTGAACTATTTACCGGAAATGGCGTTACTTCGATAGCAACATCTGCTCCGTTAAAAGCAATGATAAAATTAGATGCGTTTGAAGATGATGTTAATTTCTTTTTAACTTGACGCTCAAACTCTTCTTTTTCTTCAGCGGTGTAATTGATTCCATCGGGAATATTAATAATATAACCCGCAGATAATCCGTTCTTTATAGAGCTAATTGTCATATTAGATATCTCTTCTTCAGCCTCACAGTACTGAAGACCGGCACTATAATCCGGACTACCAAAATATTCTTCTCCTACTCTGTAAGGCTTTCCTACAAATATAGAACTACCTTTACCACTTCCAAAAGCTTTATATGCAATAGGTTTGTTTTCTGTCAACCTAAAGTTTTTCCAATCTCTTGAATACCAATAGTTGTTCACTACGTTATCCATATCAGCTATAGAAGGAACAACGTTTTGTTTTGGTAAATGTACTATTTTATTTAACTCACCACCTTTAGATTCTATTACTTGAAATGAAAACTCTCCAAATACTTGAAAATCTGTTACTATTTTTCTTAGTTCTGCCGGTCTTAGTATAGTCTGTATCTTTCCCCATTGCTCAGCACCAAGTTTACCACTATCTGTAGCCAATCCTTTACCATAAATAAGTGTGGTATATGATTGATTTATGGATGAGTTTGTAGCACTCCCGTTATTTCTATCTATAATGTACTGATAGTATTGGTTATTTCTTCCGTTTAATACCCAATCATTAGATTTATCCTCTACTAATTTAGGTCTTACGTAACTTGCTAAGTTTATTAATTTAATTTCATTCATAATTATTTCCAATTATATTTTGCAGCGGTTAAACTGTAATCTTGTGTAACTTGTGTAGTAGCTAATATAAGCCCTCTGTATACCATTTCATCTGTTATATTGTCATTTATAGATATAGAGTAAGATGATTCGTCTGAGAACGTGTAGCTGAATGATAGTTGTAGCTTATTATCATTAGTAAATGAATATAATACGGGAACTGCATCAACAGTACCTTTAAAACTATTCTTTATTTTTAACTCTAATGTATTAGTAGGATAAAATCTTGGTGTTATTTTAACTACGTGATGTGCGTCATTTGGGTTTACTATCATAACTTCCTTTCTCTAATATAAAGACTTTTTTTGTCTATTTATAGTCACGTATTAAAAAAAAAGTTGTATAATTGCAATATGAAAAATAAAAAAGTAGTTTATATCCACAGAAAGAAAACAGATAACGCCATATTCTACATAGGTATTGGTAATGAAGATAGACCTTACCAAAAAGAGACATATTCGAGGAGTGTTGTGTGGCATAGAACAGTAAAGAAGCACGGATATTATGTAGAGGTTATATTTAAGGATTTATCTTGGAAAGAAGCTTGTGAGATTGAGATATATTTAATCAAACAATTCGGAAGAAGAGATAAAAATAAAGGCAATTTGGTTAACCTTACTAATGGAGGTGATATTGGCGGAAGCGAGTATCTTAATTTAGGAAAAAAATGCTACAACATAGATACGGGAGAGATTTTTAACACTATAGGTGAAGCTGCTGAATCAATAGGTGCTGCAAGAACAACTATAAATGATTTAATAAGTACAAATAAAAGAAGCATAAAAAGCGCAGACAAACTAAGAAGGTTTGATAATCCTTACCCGAAAAATACTGTTTTTTGGGATGAAGTTAGAAAGCACGAAGTGAGTGTTGAATCGGATGAATTTAAAAACTATGATGAAGATTCATTGTGCTATGAAGATGTTGAATTTGATGATGAAGAAAGATTTTATTTAGATAAGTTTTACAGTCTTAGCGAAACCAAGCAAGAGTTAATAGAAGAATCTTATTATAAGTCTGATAGAAAGATAGCTGAATGTGTTGGGTTGAATTATGGGTATGTACATAAGAAGCGAATGGAAGGCGTTAAAGAAATTTTAGGAGGTGATTTTTATTTGTATAAAAACAAAAGACTTAAACATAAAAAAATAAATTAAAATAAATTAAAATAAATTAGGTTTGTATTGTAAAAAGGTTTTATATTTGTACCATAGGAAATAAACAAATTAAAAAATTAGAAATTATGAACTACTATTTAACTGAAAAACAAGAGCAAAAAGTCTACACAGAAGTAACTGAGTGGTTCGAGAAACAATATGGAGAAGTAACTAACTGCGAAACTAAATATGTAACAGACAACTTAAACTATTTTTATTTTTGTACTGAAGAGTTATTTCAAGTAAAAGTTACATTCAAAACAAATAACGGAAAGCTATTAAAAAGAAGCTTAAAAACAGAATTAGAATAACTAAAAACTAAATAAAAAAATCCCCTTACAATTAAGTAAAGGGATTTAAATTAATTAAGAGTGAATCTTATTAAGATACTACTGCTAAAAAAGCAGCTTGTGTAGTGTCATCTAATTGAGGCGCTAATTCTGATGTTGTTGAAACACCCGTTAAAGTGTATCCATTCATATCAGTTTTCGCTCCACCCGTAGTAGATACTACAGTAAAATCAATTCCATCATCAAGTCCTAAAGCAATATAGTTTCCATTTCTGTCAACTACAACCGCTTGTGGGTAACCCGCAGCAAGTAAATTAAATTCAGCATTTGCAGCAGCATCCATATTTTTAAGAACGATTGTTAACGTTTGAGTGTTAACTCTTGTTCCCGTATTTCTATCAGACACCATTGATTGTTCTAACGTATTGCCGTCTCCCTCTAACGGGTAAGCATAGGCAGCAGTTAAAGACGCATTCATTGCGGTAGCTTCTCCGTTTAAAACAGTAAAAGCATCTTCTAAGCTATTGTAAAGGTATAAGGTAGACTGACCGCCCAACCCATCTTTACACGCTTTAGAACGTCCGCTTGTTATCAAACAAGGCATATTTTTTGTTATTTAAAAGTTAGTAATATAAGGAGGTTTTTACGCCTCCCTATTAATTTATATCTGCTAATTATGCAGTAGTTGAAAGCAACCAAACGATTTCGTTCCCGTAAGAGTATCCTACTGCGCCACCAAATACTGATTTGTACAATACGTTTCCACTCAAATCAACCTCATCCATATCCTTAACACGGATAGAATCAGAATCGTTAGCTAAACCACAACCGAATGTAATGTTAGATTTTTCAAAGATAACTATAGTGTTATCCGGTAAACCATTTACAGTTTTAAGAGTGTAACGTCCGTAAACTAATCCCGTGTTAGCGTCTCCACCTAAACCATTAGATAATCCCGCAGCGATTAAAGACTGAGTATAAGCATCAGCAACATCCGGAGAGATTGCAACGTTTACGTCTTTTCTTCTTAGTGAGTAAGGCATTGCAGATACCGCAGATGCTAAAGCAGCTACAACATTAGACACCGAGATAGCTGCACCAATTGCAGTAATACCATTGTTAGCTTTGATTACATCACCATCAGCAGTAAATTGAGGGATTAATCCTTCCATTTGGTTAGCAGTTCCCGCTCCATTCCATATTTGATTCTCGAACCATTGTGCTAATTTAGCAGCAGTATCAGTTACGATAGCGTCAGAAATGTCAGAAGGTGTTTGGTCATTAAAAGCTGATGCTCCCATATCCTCACCACTCCAAGTTGGTCTGAAATCTTCTTTACAAATTTCGAATTCGTTTTTGAATTTCTTAAGTTCAAGAACTTTCTCAGAATAGTTAACTGCATCTGAAGCCGGTGTAGTACCACAAGAGTAATCTACAACACCTAAAGTTACATCTAAGTTTCTTAAGTTTAATTTGTACCCTACGTTAGGTACTACGTTGATTAACCCTAATCTTAGAGTGTCCTCTTCTTTAATTGCTTGAAGCATAATCTCTGTCGCTTTCTGCCCCGCATAGTTACTTGTAATTGCCATAATTTTAAATTTAAATTTAGTTTATTATTAATAATTTTTATTTATTCGCTTTTATTCTTGCCAAAATTCTTTGATGGCTTGTTAATTGTTGTGGTGTTGCTACTATAGAAGGTGTAGAATCTTGCTTAGATAAAGAAACAACCTCTTCTTTTAAATCTGCATTCATTCCAATTACCTCAGCTAATTTAGCATCTAATTCTGCACGTAATTCGTCCATCATTTTTTGCACAACTTCCATTGATACAGATTCAGAAACAACCTCTTCAGAAACAACCTCTTCTTCAGCTAATTCTTTTTCTTCAACAACTTCTTCAACAACTTCTTCTTCTTCTTCAACCTTACCTATAGACTCAACTAAACCATCTTTAACAACGATAGTTTCACTTGATTCGTCCAAAGTATATTCCCCATCAGCTAAAGCTACTTTCTCTTCATCTGACATTAAAAATACCGGAGTACCTACCTCTAAGGTTTCGCCTTCGAATTGGATATCTAACTCTCCACTCTTAGCACTTCCCATTTTAACCTCAACCACTTCTTCCGTAACTGTCTCTACTGTCTCAACAGATAAAACAAGTTCCTTAAGTTTAGTTAAGATACTTTTGTTCTCATTCATATTTATATTTGATTTTAAATTAAACTCCTTTACCTCTTCTAATTCAACCATAGCATCTATAGAGAACCCTTGTAGTTTACCGGTCTTAATGTAGTCATTCCAAATCTCATCATTATCAACCTTCATAGAAACCATCCAAGAACCTTCCGGATATTCCATTCCAAAGGTAGCAGACTTATCAATCTTAGAATCAGCTATTAACCAACTTTCAACAAACGTAACACCTTCAATAGTAGAATCGTGTTCTAATTTAGAATTAAGTTGAAATCCACTTTTGAAGAAATTATGTGAATATTCTTTTATTGTATCAGCTGAGAAATACATTTGATACTCATTCTCACCATCATTCCGGTATATCATTTGATTAGGCTGAAGAACTAAACCCATTAGGATTCTTTGCTCTTCGTTTACCTTTGCCAACTTGACAGTAACCTCTTCTTTAGACATCGCTATAAAAGTTTCTTCGGTAGCCGGTTCATTTACTAAGCTAATAGCAAACACACCTTTTGAATTTTTCTTGAATTTACCTTCGAATGTTTTCATATTATAAAGACTTTATTGTGCGACTTTTTGTCACGTTTTTAAATAATCTGTCACTATATCCCACTATTAGCTTCAATCTGTCTATCTAAAGATTGCTGAGATGTCACATCTTGTGCAACTACGAACGCTCTAACGGGTGTTTCATTGGTATTTTGTATACTGTTTTGTATCTGATTACCTTCTGTACCCTCAACTAAGTTAAAAGATGGTGGTGCTGATGTCTGTGGTGCTGCTGATGCTCCTTCGTCCGGCAATGGAGTAGATAATATAGTAGCAACATTAGCTAAACCCGATGCTATAATTGCACCTCCCGTAACAAATCCCGCTACTCCACCTTGTGCGAATGCTTTATTAGCACCTACAAAGGTGTCTATAATAGCTGACGCAACACCGGTGGCTTTACTTAATGCAGCATTCTCTTTGTCTAACTGAGCCAATGCAGTTAAGCCTCCACTAATAGCACTAAGAGTATCCAACTTAGCATCCTTCTCAGCATCGGCAAGAGTTATTTTAGCGTCATTGGTTTTCTTTGCTTGTGCAATTTCTTCATCGCTTTTCTTTTTAGCTAAGTCTGATTCTTTTTGGTCATACAATTTATTCAAAGCTAATAACGATTCACGCTTCTCAGTCTCCGTTCCTACTAAAGCTTCTAACTCAGCAGTCGCCCTTTCTCTCTGTAGTTCTAATTTCTGTTCGGCAGTCTCCGCTTCTAAGTCCTCATTCTGTTTAACTAAAGAATTTTTAAAATCAAAGATTGATTTAATACGTGCTTTTTCTTCTGCATCTATTACCTTCTGCTCTTCATCTTTTATCTTTTGTTGCTCCTTAGCTTTTCTGTTTATTTCATTTTCAGCTTGTGTTAATTCCCTTTGTATAGTTCTTTTTTGGTTTGTACGTTCCGCTTCCTTATCTATAACCGCAGCAGTTAATCTCGCAGCTTCATCTAAGTTTTCTTTTGTTGACCTTGCAAATTCATTTTCCGTAAGTTGAGCGTCACGTCTTAATTCTAAGACTTCTGTCTCTCTTGTTATTAAATCATCTTGTATGTCTAATACTTTTAATAAAGCTTTTTCACGTTCTTCAGCTGATACATTGTTTAAATCCTTAGCTTTCAATCTTAATGTAGCTATCTCTCTTTCAGCTTTTGCTTTGTCAGCTAATAAGTTTCTCTCTATTAAATCAGCCTTCGCACGTTTATCAGCTACCTCAGCAGCTAACTTAGCTTCCTTTTTATTCTGTTCTATAAAGCCTCCAACCGCATCAGTAGCATCGTTTATTTTACCCGTTACATCTTCAATACCTAAAGCAACTTTACCTACCGCGTTAGTAGCAACCTTACCCGCTTCAGAAAATTCTCCCTCAAATAATAATCCTATAGCTTTACCAAGAGCCGGTAATAATTCCATTAACCCCTCAAATCTATTTACTATATTGTCTTTAAGTAACTTACCGAATGCCTTTAAAGAAGCTTGTGGATTCTCAAAAGCGTTAATTAATAAGTCTCCTAAGTCAGCTAATAAATCAACAAAGTTACCCGTTATAGCACCTATTACTGTCATTATTTTAGCGAACTTATTTTGTCCTTCTTCTGAGCCTTTAAAAGCTGCACTAACCGCAGCGATAGTTATAACTAATAATCCAAGTCCGGATAATGCTATAGCACCTCCTACTGTTCTAAATCCCGCAGCTACAGAACTTAATCCCGCAGTAAATGATTTAAATGCAGATGCAACACCACCCGACATTTTATCTACAGAACCCGAAAGATTATCAACTCCCTCTTTTGCTTCAGTAGAATCAACTACCATCTTAACTTTTACCTCTTTCATTTCTTAGATTTTATTACTCGTTTAACTTTGTTTTTTAAAATATTCCAACTTAAAGTAAGTTGATATTTACCTTTTGCAACCTCTACGTTATGACCTCCACCAAAGAAATCATTAGAGCGTAACATATCAATTACTATTTTTATATTATTATTCTTCATATTACCCTTGATTAGTTTGTGTTATACACATTCCACCTTGTTCTTTAAATGTTCTTTTACATCCCGTAATAGATAGATTAGATACTTTACCTATGAATATACCATTTAGATGATTAGGTTCATTTATCTGTACTAATCCTATATCATCAGCATCGTTTGGAGGAGTTACAGTTCCCGTATAAGTACCATTCCCCGAATTCTTAACAAATACATTGTTAGAAGAGCCAAACCAAATTCCTACTTCCCCCGACACCCAATCAGATATAGTGTATTCAACTTCATAAGTACATCCTCCGACTACTGAATCAAAGCTTGACGTTTGGTCTAATCTTCTTCCCGCAATACCCGTACTCTCAGCAAATCCTCCGCCTACAATCCAACCATCTGTGTGACCATAAGGGATGTACCATTCTGAAGCATCTGCAAAGTCACCATTTCTAACTATATCCCCTTGAATTATTGTTGGAGCAGTATCTGTGAAAGTCAAGTTAGTAGTCCTTGAGAACTCTCCTATAGGTATAGATGTCCAAGCATCTACATCTAATATTAATTGATTACGGGTTACGCTATCAGTTACAAAAGGAGTTCCACCACCAACTACTGAAGAAGTTATAGTGTAATTTTCTATATTAGGAATATTGAATCTGTATTGTCCACCTAAATTACTCGCTCTAAAACATTCAGTAGGTAATATAACATCGTTACTTTCAAACTTATCAAACCCATTAATCAATTCTAATTGCGTCAATCCCGTTAATAGGTTATATTTAAAGTTGTTAATTCTATAATCTAATTTATCTATAGTTATTATATCATTCAACTGTAACCTTGTTATAATCTGAATAGGTAATTTAGCTGAAACCTTCATAGTTCTTCTTTTTATATTAAAGATAGCTTCTATGTAATTCTGATAGTGATTAGAATATAACGTATTATTTAAAGTGTCTGATGTATATGTACTTTGTTCTGATTCAAATAGCAAAGAGTAAGCGGGTGAATAAACCCCCGAATGTGTCATTGGTATCCATATATTTGTATCTAACTTTATTGTTGGATTCTGACTATATTTAATATTATTTTTAGGAGCACTAATATCAATCTTAGAAGCGTAGTGTAGATGTGGTGCAGTAAACACGGGTGCATAGTTTATATCTATTACGTTTCCAATCTGAATATCATTTAGGTTACCCGTAAAAGTATCAGTTAGCCTTTCGTATACTATTGTTTCAAATGGAATACCTACAGTCAATGTACTTCCATCAAATGGTTCTCCATTAGCGTCTTTAAGCTTTACCTTACTGTCTCCATATCCTACTCCATTATTATCTAAAAACTGAGTAGCTAATATAGTTGATGGTTCAACAAACTTAAAATCTAACTCACCTAATATCTCACCTCTCTCAACATCCCATTGAGCATAGTCAACATACCTTCCGATATCATATCTCTCTCCTTGTCTATAGAAAGCGTCTAAAGAATTAACATAAAAGTCTCCACCCTCTCTGCCTATCACAACAAGTTTAAACATTTGAATCAATCCTTTTATAAACTCAACCACTTCCATTTCCGGCATCAACCTACTTATTTCAACTTCAGACAAAGCATTAACGTTTGAACTCGTACTTGAATCCTCCATTGTTGAAAGTACTCCGTCATTAATTAAGCTTGATTCTAATGTTGCTGAATAATCAAAACTCTGTGAAGGAACTACTAAAAATGCTATGTCTCTACTTTCCGGTAAAGATATAGTAGTAGTCATAGTTATCGTGCTTGTGCTACCGGCTAATAACTGAAAAACTTGTTGGTGTATTATAACCCCCGAATCAACATCACGTATAGCTAATGTATATTGAATATCAACTAAAGATGAAACGGGTGTGAATGTTAAGTGAACAAACATCTCATCTGTAGTACTTCCGGGAGTAGGTACGTAAGTTGCTATGTCTGTGACTGTATTAATCCACGTACCATTAGTAGTGTTCCAATCTATTTTCTGAGTTCTATTTCCTAAAGCACCACCATCTAAGTCGGGTGATAACCACATATATAAATCATCGAACTCTGTGGTGTCAAAGAAATCACGTGAGAATGTAATACCATACTTAGCTTCAATAGCGTTTATTATTTCTATAACCTTTAGTGATGGTCTAACATCTATATGTTGTAATCCTATGCCTCCACCACTTGAAGCGATATTTACAAGGGATGAATCGCCTACACTTGGGTTAGAGTTATAGAACATTCCTTTCTGTGACATAAGAGGATAGATAATTGATTCATTAAATAATCCACTTACTAATCCTTCTTGTATTTTAGTTACTGAATATGGATGGTCAAATGCAGATAAGTCTAAATCCCTTAAAACATCCTTACCTAATATCTGTTGTAACGATGCAGTCTCACCAAAGAAGTTAATCTGATACGAATCAGCCACTCCCTTAACCATTTTAACGCCACGTAAGAGCCATTTACCATTTCTGAATGGTACACCATCAATATCAATAGTACCACTAACACGAGTTCTTGCATCAAACCCTCCATCAATAGTAGCATTATACCAATGCTTAAAAACTTTATTGTTTCTTCTTGATGTTGGAACTGTAAAAGTCTTAGAATAATCACCGGTATTCTTAGTTATATCTTGTACATCTAATACAGAAGATACTATTTCAACAGATTCGTCAGCATATTGGTCTATTAATTGCCCCTCAATATATAAATTAACCATCTTAAATGTTGTTTATTTCATTATAACTCATTTCAAACTTGATAGTATAAGATATTAATCTATCATTCTGTCTTGTTTTGTATTTAAATGCTTTATCAACTACGTTCAAAGGAGTAGGAACTGCATCGACATACATCCAAACTCTCTCACTAAGTAGCATTTGTTTAACTACTTCAGTATTATCTTCATCAATAAACCCCGTTTCTACTGTTAATGATGTTCTGCCTTGTACGTTATGTCTTACAAACTGATGGAATCCTAATGAAGCTTGACCTCTATTTGTTTCAAAGTGATTATCTGTGATAGTCATAGCCTCCTCTTGCTTCTTAAAGAATGTGAATATCTGATTAGCACCATCTTTATTCTGAAATATAACATCTAAAGGTGTGTACTTGCATTCGTTTACTATGTCTAAAACTGTTGTAGAAGATACTGATGTGTTAGTATTAGTATTAACTATATTAACAAAAGCATCTGTTGTAGTATCGTTTAAATCAACCCACAAGTACTGTACT